GCTTACACCACAGGAAAAACTAGAGATGTATAGCTTTGAAAAGAAAGCTAACTTAAAACACACTGTTAAGGCTGTTACAAAGCAGTTAATCATCCACAATAGAGTATATTTCAAGCTGTATTTTGGTGAAAAAAGAAAGCTCATTAAGATTGAGAACGTATCACCTGAGAAAGTAAGGGTATCACCATGCAAAAGATACTACTATTTGTCTGATGATTGGAGCACCAGGATAGATACGGAGGTTATTAAGCCTTATCACATCACCTGTACAGATGAAATTCAGCTATATTGCTACGAGGTTAAGTCAGTTGGGCAGGACTACTATCCACTACCTACCTATACATCGGCACTTAATTTTGCGTTTCTCTCGGGCGAACTGTCGTACTTTGCAAAAAGTAACATTCAAAATAGTGTGTTCCCATCCTTTGCTATGATGTTCCCTAAAAGACCACAGTCTGAGGAGGAAAAACACATGATCAAGGAAACTATTGACCGCCTCAAGGGGGCAGCCAATGCAGGAAAAGCTGTGGCATTCTTTGCTAACTCAGCGGACCAACTTCCAAAGATTGAAAGCCTACCTACTAATGGCAATGATAAGCTATTCCATGAGGCATCTGCATTGAATACTGAGCAGATTTGTTTTAGTCACACCATTGACCCTATCTTGATGGGTATTCGTACCACAGGAGCACTAGGCAATGGGTCCGATATCAAACAGGCTTATGTGATATTTGAAAAGAATGTAGTAATGGAGCTACGTCAACAGGTCACAACTATCTTCCAAGAGCTCTTGACTATTGCCCGCATCCCTGCGGAGTTTACAATCAATAACTTTCAGATCATTGGTGACACTATTGTTGAGGTAGATGAAGATACTGCAAAGGTAAAAGATGCATTGAATAGCTTGAGTGATGCACTACTTGGTAAAGTACTTGAGAAAATGACTACCAATGAAATTAGAGCTCTTGCTTCATTGCCTCCAATTGATGAACCTACTAACACTGCTCAGTAATGTTATACTTCATAACCGAAACCTACCTAAAAACTAATACCCCCATCACAGCCAATGTGGATGTGACGGATGTTACCCCATACATTGCTACACAATCGGCATTAAGGATACAGCCTATCCTGGGCACTACGTTCTACAATCACATGTTGACAGCTTACAACAATCAAACTCTTACACCGGATGAAATAGATCTAGTTGAGTTCATTCAGCCGGTCATTGCATGGAGAAGTGCAGAGGATGCAGTATTTGGGTTGACCTATCAGCTAAAAAACAAAGGACTGCAAACTCAAAACGGAGATTATTCTGCAAGCGTATCTCGTAGTGAGGTGGCATTTGGCATGGAGCACTATGCACAAAAGGCTAGTTTCTTTGAAAAGCGTCTAATCAGATGGCTATTAGCTAACCGCAACCTGTTCCCTATCTTTATCAGTACCACTAACATGGACACTGACCTTAGACCAATGTTTAACCATTGCTCTTGCATCAATCAATATCAAACTACCTGTACAGGTATGTGTGGCAACTTCCTTGAGAACGGATACAATAACAGCATCCTTATCTTATAATGAAGACACAGCTCTCTATACTACTTGCTACCATGCAGGCCAATTGGTTTAAGTTGTTAGCTGTTATCTCTACATTTCTAATGCCAATCTCAGGGCTATTGTTCCTAGTTGGGTTTGTGATTGTATTGGATACCATTACAGGAGTATGGAAGAGCATTAAGCACAAGGTGCCAATCACAAGCAGGGGGTTGAGTGCAATCATTAGCAAGATGTTGCTGTATGAGGTAACTGTTATTTTGTTCTACATGATTGATAAATTCATATTAAATAACATTATCCTACAGTTTTTCTCAGTGGAGCTCATGCTCACTAAGATACTTGCACTTATCCTGGTATCAATTGAGGTGATGAGCATAAACGAGAACTACAAAGCAGTGAAAGGCCTTGACCTATGGCAGGCAATGAAAAACCTATTTGCAAGGGCTAAGGATATTAAAAAAGAGGTAGATGAAATTAGACACGACCAAGATATTTCAGGAACGCCTATCTAAGGGGCAATACTTTGAGGAAGAGTCTCCTAAGAAACAAATCTATTTACATCACACAGCAGGCAACGGGAACCCCGTAGCTGTATCTAGGTGGTGGAATAGCAACGGAGATAGGATTGCAACCGCATTTGTAGTGGGTGAGAAAGGATCTATTGTACAATGTTTCAGCTCAAAGCATTGGGCCTACCATCTAGGCATAGATAGTCAGGACTTTGCAGTACATGGCCTCAAGTATCTTAACCTAAACAAGCTATCTGTTGGCATTGAAATTTGCAATTGGGGCCCATTAAAGCTCAAGGATGGCAAGTATTACAACTATGTCAAGGGAGTAGTGGACCCATCAATGGTCACTATCTTAGATAAGCCATACAAGGGTCATGTGCTATGGTACAAATATACGGATGAGCAGATTGAAAGCACTCGCCAATTGGTGGAGTACCTGTGCGAGACCTATGACATTCCTAAGACTTACCGGTCAGAGATATTTGCAATAGACAAAGAGGCATTCAAAGGTACTGCAGGGATCTACACACATAACAGTGTACGCAAAGATAAGAGTGATATTTACCCATGCCCTAGAATGATAGCAATGCTACAAAACCTATAGTACATGAGACTTTCAATAATTATTTTGTCGCTAGTATCTACTATATTTGCGACATCCTGCTCAGCTCCTAAGCGTGCTCAATGGCACTACAAGAAAGCACTCAAGAATGGATTGCAAGTGGTCCAGGATAGTGACACCATCCGCATCACTACCATTGACTCATTCCCAATAGTACAGAATGATACTATCTTTTGGGAAAAGTTCATCGCGTATCGCGATACGGTAATAAAGTTCAATAACATCTATGTACCTAAGACTAGATGGCAAACAAGGATTGAGTACAGGTACAAAACAAAGGTAGAAAAGATACGAGGCAAAACTATCTACAAAACTGCCAAGGCAGAACAGGTAGTCAAGTACAGAACACTATGGTGGCCGTTTTGGCTAGGGCTTGCCATCCCTTATATTCTTAGATTAGCATGGGGTGCTGTACTCAGTAAACTGAACAGATGAGAAAAAGACTATTTTATGACATTGAGACCTCTTTCAATGTCGGAGTGTTCTGGAGAACAGGATACAACCTAACCATCAACCCAGGTGATATCATTCATGAACGGGCAATCATCTGCATCTGCTACAAATGGGAGGGTGAGGAGGAGATACACAGCCTAACATGGTCCAAAAGTCAGAGTGATAAGAAAATGATTGAGCAGTTTGTCAAGGTACTGCATGAAGCTGATGAGATTGTAGCTCATAATGGGGATAGGTTTGACCTTAAATGGATACGCACAAGGGCTTTATTTCATGGCATTGGTGTTATGCCATCCCCAAAGACCATAGATACGCTTAAATGGGCTAAAAGGTACTTCAATTTTAACTCAAATAAACTAGACTACATTGCTAAGCTCCTCAAGGTAGGTGCTAAGATGGAGACAGGAGGCCTTGACCTGTGGAAAGACATCGTATTCCGCAAGGATCAGGATGCATTAGATAAGATGGTTGACTATTGCAAGATGGATGTGCAGGTCCTTGAGGCAGTATTCGAGAAACTTAACAGCTATGCCTTAGTTAACCACAACTATGCTGTGCAACATGGCGGTGATAAGTACGAATGTGCTGAATGTGGTGGTACTAACTACCGGTACAATAAGAAAGTGGTCACAGCTGCAGGAACTGTACACCATTGGATAGTATGTAGAGACTGTAAAAAGCACAACAAAATAAATCACCTGGTATTCACTAAGTACCAGGAGTATCTTTACACCCGAAAGAAAAATATCTCTTAAGGTTATCCCCTTATAGCACCCATAACTGCAGTAGTTTATCCCTTTTATTACCCATTATAATGTGATTGTCACGTTATTCCTTTAATTTTATGTGATTTTCACCACAATTATCCCCTTATAATGTGGGTTCCTTATCTTAAATTTGTGGAAAATTAAATTTTTTTGTGCAAAATGTATTGCAGATATGAAACTTTTTATATCTTTGTCAGGTATTAACACTTAAAAATTTAGTTATGACAGACACAATTAAACAGTATGAACAGGAATTATGGGCTGAATATGTAGAGCTCAGAGATGCATTTGGAGCATTAGATGATGCTACTCAAAAAGCATTTAGCCAGTGGATGGTGATGGATGAATTATTAACCCGCTTAAACTTAAATGATGAAAAATAAACTACTTGATGACATTTTCTCTGCCCTATTTGTGGCAGCACTTCCAATTATTATTTATCAACTTTTAATTTTTATGATATGCAAGTAACAATAGAAAACTTTAGAGCATACTTTGACTTCAAAGATGTGCATGGTAGCTGTGAGTTTGAAATCACTAACATTACTGAGGTGGACTTTGATGTAGAAATGAGTGACTTCATGGCAACCGAAGTAGTAGGTGAGGTGGAGCTTGACTATATCCTTACAGATGTAGAACTTAATCAGCTAGGACAAGAGATTATTTGGTGTATCCAAGAGACGACACTTATTGAAGATATGCAACATCCTGAAGATGACTTTGATGAAGATGCGTGGAGGTATGATGTTTAGAGATATTTCAGAGATGGCTAGATGGTGGTCCAATCAGTCATTTGCAGGAGACAAGGGAGGCTCCTTTAATACCTCCCTATATTTAGAATACTTAAAATGTAAGAACTCATGTATAGATTATTGTACTACTACGAACAAAGGCTCTCAGAGAGCTACGAATTCCCAACCAAAGCACTCTGCTATTGGCAACTCAACCAATTCAGGACAGCAGGTACTCACGTTTACGGACACTTTGTAATTGAGAAGATATGAGACAGGATAAGATACTAGAAATACTTTACCCATACATCCCTGCCAAGGTGTTAGGTGACTATCTCGGGTTGACAGTTACCCAGGTATACAACAGAACGTACAAAAGAGGGATAAAGAAAGACCCAAAGGTTAGGAAAGCTATTAACAGAGCTAAGGTATTGGAGGCAGGATATGCCACAAGGTTTGAGAAAGGCCGTAAACCATGGAACGAGGGCAAAAAGTGTCCTAATTTACTGCTAACCAATGCGGCCAAGACCATGTTCAAGCCAGGTAGAAAGCCTCACAACACCAAAGAGGACAATGCCATGAGCATACGCAAAGATACTAGCGGTAGATTGTACTACTACAGCAAGCTAGCAGATAGCAAATGGGTGCTAACTCATAGATGGATGTGGGAACAGGCCAATGGACCCATCCCTGCAAAGCACATTGTACGGTTTATTGATGGTAACACCATGAACTTAGATCTATCTAACCTTGAGTGCATTCCAATGGCTGAGAATGCTAACCGTAACACACTACACAGGTTCCCTGATGACCTGAAAAAAGTAATCAGACTTAAAGCTAAATTAAACAAACACATAAAAAACAAACAAAATGGCTAGAAATGGAATGAATGATCTACGTGATCACCTCTTTGCAGCACTCGAGAGATTAAATGATGATGAGCTAACACCTGAACAACTTGCTACTGAGGTAGAAAAGGCACAGGCAATATCTAACCTATCCAACTCTGTGATTAACAGTGCTAAGGCTGAGGTTGACTTTATGAAAGCAACCGGCATGATTGCCACTACAAGCAACCTGTTCAAAGGAGTTAATGACCCTAAAAGACTTGAAGCATGAAATACGTAAAATACTACAGAATGTGGCTTGAAGATACAGTAGAGCCTGAGGGTGGCACATGGTGCTACATGGGTACAGATGAGAAAAACTTTCTTTATCAGTTAAACTTCCCATACAAAGAGAATGAACAACCCGAGACCTTAGAGCAGTACCTGCAATGGGGATATAAAATAGAGGAGCTATGAGAGGAGAAATAGATGAGACAGTATTCAAGCTCACACAGCTACAGAATGAGGACCTGGTGA